GATTGTTAGGTATAAACCTTCCTTTATATGACATAAATACTATCTAGTCAACTTTAAAGGCAAAAAATGTCTCTTTTTAAACTCACGGATATATCATTTAACAAAAACCCTAATGTGAGGTTAGGTGATGCTCAAAATAATTTAGTTGGTGGAAGATACAACTCCAATACTTTTAGATACCCAATTGATTTAGGATCTTATGACAAAGGCCACTACATGGTCATTCATGTCAACGAACAAAATAAAACCAGTTATAAAGGTGTTACAGGTTTTGGTGATGAACCTTCAATTATTAGTAATCGAAGAAATTTAAACGCTTCAATTGGAGGTACTGGTATAGGAGGTTTAGATTCCGTATTAAATTCGTTAGGAAAAATTGCTGAAGCAACATCAAATCTTTCAAAAGGCATTACACAACCTTTAAGTAATTTCAATTCAACATTTCGTAGTATCGCTGATGCAGCCGGTAAAGCAGGATCAACAGCAGTATCAGAAGCCGCTTCATATCAATCTTTAGCTGGTGTTCGAACAATAAAAAGAACAACTGATACAATTGCTTTGTATATGCCTGACACTTTAAATTTCAATCATCAACAGGGATATTCTGATATAAATTTAGGTGGTGGAATATTTGCAGCTGCTGGATCGGCTGCCGCTGTTTTAAATGGTTCAAGCTCAGCAAAAGACATTCTTAATTCAGTTGGTGAAAATGCAACTCCTTTTATAGCAAATGCTATATCAAGAGCTTTTGGTGATACAGGTGCAGCAGTTTTTTCAGGTGTTTTTGGATTTGGTGTAAATCCTCAATTAGAAGTTTTGTACACATCACCACAACTGAGACAATTTAGATTTGATTTTATGTTTTATCCAAGGTCAACAAGAGAAGCTGTTGAAGTACAAAGAATACTTGATCGCTTAAGATTTCATCAGGCACCCGAACTGTTAGGATCCGAAAATTCTGGTGGTGTTGGTGGTTTCTTTTTAGTGCCTCCTTCCGAATTTGATATTAAGTTTTATTATAATGGTCGAGAAAATCCAAATATTCCAAAAATATCAACTTGTGTTTTAACAAATTTGGATATAGATTATGCACCAAATGGTTTTTCAACTTATGAAGTTCCTAATCAATCAACACCAACAACTGGACGAACAGGTATGCCTGTTGCTATTCGTTTATCATTAGAATTTAAAGAAACCGAAATGCTTACTAAAGCTAATTTTTCTAGAGATGCAGGACGATCTTCTGTTTCCGAACAAAGAACTTCTGATATACTTCAGGGTGGTGTAGAATAATGGCAAAATTTTTTAAATACTTTCCAAAAACTCCTTATGCAATTGAAAATAATGAAATTGATTATGTAACAAATATTTTATCTAAAGTATCTTTTGAAAAAGACTTCCGAGAAAACTCGGTTGTTTATTATGAATACTTAGTATCTGATGGCGAAACTCCAGATGTTATTGCTCATAAAATTTATGGATCTTCTGAACGGCATTGGATAATTTTACTTTTAAACGAAACTTTAAACCCACAGTTTGATTGGCCTTTAAGTGAGTATTCGTTAAGAAAATATATTGATTTAAAATATCAATCAGCTGAATATGCCAACAATTCAACAGAAAGTGCTGGAACATCTTGGGCTCAATCAAATGTAAAAAATTATTATAGAGTAGAAACAAAAACAAACGTCATTTTAAATGAAACAATATCAATTGAAAAAACTTCATTAACGCAAAATGATTATATAAACTTAACATCAAGTTCTTCTAACTATACTTTACAAGATGGTACAAATATAAAGATTGATGTTACAAAAGAAACACTTACATATTATAATTATGAAGTTGAAGAAAATGAAAATAAAAGGTCAATTAAAATTCTAAAACCAGAATTTGTTTCTGCTGTTGAAAACGAATTTGAAGGAGCTTTTGCATAATGACGGTAAATGTTTCTGGTTTTGTAATTAAAGAATTGATTCTGGTTTACAAAGAAAAAAAATTAGATGTGTCAGGTTTGTTTAGTGAACTGAACATTTATGATAGTATTTTATTACCTTGTATGCATGGCAATATTGTAATTCTAGATGCTTTAGGTTTAACTGAAAAATTATCATTAGATGGGTCAGAAAGTTTAATTGTAAATATACAAAAAACAGAATTTGGTGGATCTGATGACATTTTAACTTTTAAAAAAGTTTTTAGAGTATTTAAACAGAGCAATAGAAAAAATGTAAATCAAACATCTGAAGCTTATATCTTACATTTTATATCTGAAGAATTTATTTTGTCTGAACAGTTGAGAGTAACACAATCTTATACAGACATTTATTCTAATATTGCATCATCAATTTTAAAAGATTATTTAAATGTGGATGTAAACAGAGAAGTTAAAAATGGTGGTATTTTTATTGATTCAATAGGATTAAAAAAAGTTGTAATACCTAATTTGCATCCAATTGATGCGATAGATTGGTGTGCTAAAAGAAGTTTAGATGAAAATGAATCTCCAACTTTTTTGTTTTTTGAAAACAATAAAGGTTATAATTTTGTAAATTTATCGATATTATTACTCAACTCGCCTGTTGCAAAATTAAACTTTATACCTAAGAATGTTGCACTTGGAGACAAGGCCGAAGAAACAGCTTTTTTAGGTGTAAAAGAATTTAAAGTTTTAAATCAATTTGACTTTTTAAAAAATGTACAAAATGGAGTTTATGCAGGTAAGTTTATAGGATTTGATCCAATTACCAGAACGATAGCTCAAAGAGAAATAACATTTGACGATCATTATTATACCATGAGTCATGGTAATAAAGTACCTAATTTAACAGTTGTTCAAAACAAACTTGGCAAAAACAATACGCAAATGTTTGATGCGAAACAATCTATTCATGTATTTGGGTATTATCGCAAAGAAAGTGATTACATAAACGAAAACGATCCTGAATCTTTAAACTTTGTTGATGATCCATATAAGTATATTTTTCAAAGAAGAGCTATTGTGCAAAACTTTTTAAATCAACGAGTTCAACTTTTATTACCAGGAAACTTTTCTATAACTTCAGGAGTTAATGTTGAATTGATGGTACCAAAAAGAGGTGAGAGACTTAAAGATGATGATAATTATGATAGTACATTATATGGAAAACATTTAGTTATAGCTGCACATCATTGTATAAAACCTAAGTTACATGAAGTGGTAATTGAGTGTGCAACTGATTCTTCGAATAGAGAATTTGGAGTAATAAAGAGTGCAGTTGTTGAAGATGCGGAATACAATCCATGATAATTAATCAACCAAAAAAAGATTATGGAACTTTTGACCCTATGAATTGGGTCGGCGTCATTGAAAATGCTCATGACGATTTAAAAATAGGCATGTATAAAGTTCGTATTATTGGATTACATTCGCCAGATACGAACCTTGTTCCTATGGAAAATTTACCATGGGCTCATGCTGTGCTACCACTTTCTCAGGGAAATACAACTTCGATTGCAAGAGAAGGTGAATGGGTTGTTGGTTATTTTCTAGATCCAGATACACTTCAATATCCTATTATTATTGGTATTCTTCCTGGAATACAATCAACAAATACAGTTAATATAACAAGTTCTGGTTCAAATGTAAGTGGTCGTAAGAGTGGAGGTTCAGCAGGATTTGTTCCACAATTAACATCAGAACAAGCAGAAAAACAACCTGAACCACCAGAAGGTGTTGTGCAAAGAGAAGTTGGTCAACCAACAACTGTTCCTTTGGCTAGAGGCGTTATTGAAAATAGTTCAATTGAAAAAACAAATAATAATTTAGAACATGTTTGCGATTTTAAAAAGAAATTGAGATTTGATATTGCAAAAGAAAAAATGTTAACTTATCAATTCGTTCAAAAAGCAAGAGAATTAATCAAATCATTTTTTTCTGGAATTAGTGGTCCAATGAGTACTGCTGTTCAGGCTGCTATTCGGCAAATAAAAGAAGTTTTAAAGATGATTAAAAAGGCAGCTGATTTTATTACAGATGTTGCTAAAGCTGTAACAGATTTTATTAAATATTGTAATGAAATTTTAGCGTATGTTGCAAGTTTGCCAGCTAAACTAGCACAATTATTAGCAAAGTGTGTTCAAGAATTTACAGATGCATTGTTTGAAGCACTTTCTTTTGATAATCCAAATGCTGAATCAGGTGCTGTAAGTACCTTCTCAGAAATAAAAAGTCTAGTAAATGATGTACAATCAACGGCACAATTGGTAGAAACAGCAGTAGGCGCAACAACTCAAGCTGTTGCACAAGCAACCGCTTTAACATATAATGTTCGATCTTTTGGAAGAATATAATGACTGTAATTAAACCATCAAGTGATGATTGGACGGAACCAGAATCAACCTTTAAAGGTGAATATCCGTATGCTCATGTAACAGAAACGGAGTCTGGTCATTTATTTGCTTTAGACGATACTAAAGATTTTGAAACAATTCGCCTTGCTCATCGAACAGGTACATTTACTGAAATGCAACCTGATGGTACAAGAGTTGATAAAATTGTTGGTGATGGTTATCAAATTATTGCAAAAAATAATCATGTTCTGATAAAAGGTGTATGCAATATTACGATTGAAGGAGATTCCGTTCTTCATGTAATGGGTGATGCAGACATGAAAGTTGATGGTGATGTTTATTCTTTAGTAGAAGGTGATTCAACAACAAAAGTAAAAGGTGATGCTTCTATCTTTGCTGGAGGAGATTTAGATTTATCGGCTGGCGGAGAATTAGGTACTGTAACAATCAATGCGCCAGATGGAATTAATTTAAACGGGGATGTTACTGTAAATGGTTTATTAAATGCAGTAAATAGTATATACGCTGGTGACAACATACTTGCTGGAAAACAATTATTTTCGTATCTTGGAATACAAACACTTGGTGGAATTAATTCTGGTTTTACATCAGAATCTACAGTACCACCTGGTCTTATAACTGCTACTGTTAAAGTTGAAGCACCAGGAATTGTTGGTGCAGCTTATGTAAGAGATTCTATTGGATCGATGCAAATTATTCGAAACATTTACAACATTCATAATCACCCAGCACCTAAAGGTCCTACTGGCACACCGTTTCAAAAACAATAAAATATGGCAAATACTATTTTTGGTCGTTTAAATTTTAGTTACGATACCTCGAAGTTTGGTAGCGGATTTTATGTCAGTCAAAATGCATCAAATACTTTAAACACTTTCCCCTCAGATGTTCAAAATTGGCAAAAACAAGAAATTGCTAATGGCACTATATCGATTTCAAATTACTTTAAAAATCCAGTAGCGACCATCTCAAACGGTATATCTGCGAATACGACTTTAATTAAAAATTTTTGTTTGAATAATACATTAGTTACTTTTCCGTCAAATTTTGCAGAAGCTCAAAATTTAGCAAATACTGCAAATAATTTATTGATACAAATATTAGATTTTAAATCACATACTGATAATATGTCGAGGTTGACAGTTTCAACCAGCAATACAGAGGCGGTGGTAGATACTGCTAATATACCAAATTATGATATTGCAATGTCTCAAGGTCAAGAACTAGTTAGACTACTTTATCAAACGGAATCTGTACAAAATACAAGTCCAATATTAGGTTGTTTTACAAGTCTTTTTATCAATACTGAACTCACTTCAAATAATAGTATTGTAAGTAATGACTATATTCTTTTAACAAATTCATACAACGGCTCAACAAGTAATATATCTAACTCTGCAATGATCACCATCCGCAATCATTTGGAGACAGTAAATACTCTAATGTATACTAGAAGAACTTCTGATTGGGACTTTTTTAAAAAACAGAAACAAATTTTAGATGATTATTACTTTGTTTCACGGTTTAATTCTGTTGGAAACACAGAAAGTTACTTGATAAAAAACTATATTGGTACTGATTTCCTCAAAAATAACTTATAAAATACCAGATAAATAACAGATGGCTACAGTAACCACAAAGACAACTCGACAATATAAAGACTTAGACTTGTCTTTTAACATACATCCTATTCGTAAAGATATAAACAAACATGTAGACGAACAGGCAGTTATAAATTCGTTAAAAAATATAATTTTGACCAATCATTATGAACGACCTTTTGACCCTGATTTTGGTTCAAATATTCGTTCTATGCTTTTTGAAAATTTAGATTCTATAACTGCAATTAGTTTAGAAAGAGAAATATTACAATCAATAGAAAATTTTGAACCTAGAGTAAGTGTTTCAAAAGTTTCTGCTATACCAGATTATGAAAACAATGGTTATTCAATACAATTGGAATTCTTTATTGTAAATTTAACTAACCCCGTAACAATTCAATTCTTCCTACAAAGAGTAAGATAATGGCTGACCGCTTAAACGTAACTGATTTAGATTTTGATACGATCAAAACTAATTTAAAAACATTTTTAAAACAACAATCGGAATTTTCAGACTACGATTTTGAAGGTGCTGGTCTGTCAGTACTGTTGGATATTCTTGCATATAATACTCATTACAATGCTTACTATATGAACATGCTAGCAAATGAATCTTTTTTAGATTCTGCTTTGCTTCGAAATTCTGTAGTTTCACATGCTAAAAAATATGGGTATACTCCTCGATCTGCAAAAGCTCCATTAGCAAAAGTTAATTTTACGGTCAATTCTTTATCGTCTACACCAGGATCTTTAACTCTACCAAAAGGATATATTTTTCTATCAAATTTAGTTGACAGCAAATCTTATAACTATATTACATTAGAAGATACAACTGTTTCTAAAACAGGTAATAACTTTGTTTTCTCAAATGTTTCAATTTATGAAGGCACCTTAGTTAATTACAATTTTACACAAAGCAATTCAACCAATCCAAAACAATTATTTGTAATACCTGATGATAATATTGATACATCTACCTTAAAAGTTTCCGTAAGATCTTCATCGTCAAATCTAACATCTGTTGTTTATAATTTAAATACAGATATTCTTGATGTAAGTTCCACATCAACTGTTTATTATTTACAAGAAGGTCAAAATGGCAAATATGAAATTTATTTTGGTGATGATATTTTAGGTAAAAAAATACCAGATGGTGGAGTTGTTACAGTAAACTATTTAACAACTAATGGTAGTGCATCAAACAAAGCAAATAATTTTATAGCAACAAATACAATTGGTGGGTTTAATAACTTTACCGTTTCTTCTGTTTTGGCTGCATCTGGTGGATCTGAAAAAGAAACTGTCGATCAAATAAAATTTGCAGCTCCTTTACAATTTACTTCACAAAATCGAGCAGTAACAAAAAACGATTATATTAAATTAATTCAACAAAAATATCCACAATTTGAAGCTGTTACTGTTTGGGGCGGCGAAGAAAATGATCCACCAGTTTATGGTAAAGTTTTTATTGCCGCAAAACCTCGGTTAGGTTTTGAAATAACAGAATCACAAAAAGAATTTGTAAAAGAAGAAATTATAAAACCAATTAGTATTTTAACGGTTACACCTGAAATAGTTGATGTAGATTATAATTTCTTAAAAATTATATCAAAAGTTTATTATGACCCTACAAAAACAATTAGTAATTTAAATAATTTAAAAACAAGTGTTGAAACACAAATTACAAATTTTTGTGAAGAAAATTTAAACACATTTAATTCAATTTTTAAATCTTCTTTATTAAAAACAGAAATTGATAATTTAGATAAATCTATTATATCAAACGAAATTGATTTGTTTTTAACTAAAAAATTTAGACCTGATTTAACAAACACAAATAGTTATGTTTTAGACTTTGGTGTTGCACTCGACAAAGGTACAACTGTTGATAACTTATATTCAAATCCAGAATTTACAATGTTAGATGAA